ATCATGTACCTACACAAACACCTTATGGTATATCTATTGCGTGTGATAGTGATGGAGACACAACTAAAGGAGACATAACTGTTACGTGGCAAGAGAGTGATGGCTTAGAGTCAAGCCCACCTGAACGATATGCTATAGCATTTAGTAACGATAACTTTGTACAAAGTAACTATGCAGTTGCAAGTACTCCTGGTTGGGAAACTGCTTTGTCTTATAAGAGTTATGTCTTTACTGCTAGCTATAGAGAAAATGTATTTAATACAACAGCAGATACGTTTTATGCAAAAGTAAGAGCTGATAATGACACAGATCAAAGCTATTCAGAGTGGACTTCTATTGTAAGTATTGATTGTGACTATGGTTCTACCACTACTACAACGACTACTATTCCACCTGCTGTTCCTGATAACGCAACAAATGTATCAGTAAATTATCAAGGCAAAGATGTTTATTTTGCCTGGGAATATACAGATGGGAATACTTTAGTAAACGAATTTCATATTAACTACAGTTATGATAATTCTATCTGGGATAGGGTTATTATTACAGATACTACTGCTAGGACATACACATTAGACTATACAAATATACAGACAGGAACTTTTTACTGGGAATTTAGCGTATGTGGCGACATAGAAAATGGAGAAAGCTGTACAGATAGTGATAGTAATAACTTTGAAACTTACCAATATGTTGCACCAACTACAACTGTTTATGTTGCACCACCTCCACCACCTCCACCACCACCTACACCTGAAGAAATTATTGTAGATGTAAAAGTAGAAGGTGTTGACAAGACCTATACACAAGCAGACGTTAATGATGGAACTATAGAGAGAGATCAGGAACGTATAGATAATGAAAATGAGTACGGTTGTTTTATGACTAACGCACAGATAGAGCGCGGGGATTGTGATATTCCTAAACCCGTAGAAGAAGTAAAAGATGATGACATCGTAGAAGAAGATATTATAATTGTAGAAGATGAACCAAAAGATACCGAAAAAAAACTTCTCGACAATGATGTTGTGGTACCTGATGTGGTCATTCAAGATGAAGATAAAGAACTTACAGAAGAAGAAGTTATTAAAAAGGATATACAAGAAGCTATTGATACTATTGAAGAAACTATTGTCATTGAAGAAATAGTCATTGACATTCCAGAAGATATTGTAATAATTATAGAGGAAGGAATAGATGAAGATATTATACCGATTGATAAAGAACAAGATATTGTCGAGCAAGACGTTCCACCGATTGTGGAAGACACTATTCCTAAAGAGTTGGTTGAAGTACCAGTTCAAACAGAAGATGTAAAAGAACTTACAGAAGAAGAAATACAAGAGGAGATTTCACAAATAGAAGACATTGTGAATATACCTGTTGTAGAAGAAGATATTGAAAGTTTAACAGAGGAGGAATATGAAGAAGCTAAAGAAGAAGCAATACAAGAGTATGTACAAGACCTTACCAAAGAAGAAGTTGTTGAAGTCCTTGACGAAGTAAACGATGTTGGAGTACAAAACCTTGACCAAGCTACGCAGGAAGTACAAGATGTTGTGCAAGCTGTTGTTGAGGAAGCTATTGCTGATGTACAAGAATTAACAGAACAACAAGTAGAGACTGTTGCAAAAGTTTTAAATTTAGATAAAGCAGAAGACGTTGCTATTGTCGCAGAAGCAGTCAAGAATGATGAAGCAGTAGCAAAAGCAGTAGAAGTATATGTTGCTAAAGCTGTTGAAAATAAAGATGTTGAAGATTACACACTAGCTGATGTAGTTACAGAAGTACAAACAGAACAATTCTTAGCAGATCCTATAGGTTCTTTTATAGATATACAAGTACAAGACATAGATCTTACTTCTTTAGGTAATGATATGACTGATGATCAAAAGGAAAAAGCACAAGAAGTTGTAGTACCAGTTATTATAGCTTCGCAAATCATAGCTAGTCTCTCGGCGGTACCCGTTAGAATAAGAAGAACATGAAATACATTAAGAAATTTATTAATTGGTTAGGAGAGATCCTTAAAGAAACATTAGCACAAACCTTTACATTACTCGGTTTTTTTATAGCATGGCTAACCCTTACTGGTACAGCTAAGGACATAGTTGGTATTGCTATACTTATATCATTAGGTTTATGGTTACTAACAATAGGTTTACGTAAAGATAAAACACAAGAAATAAACAAAAAGAAAGCGAGCAGGTAGTGCCTTACAGCAAAACAGGGAAGAAAAAAAGATACACTTCCAAGCGTAAGAAAAAAATGACTAAGTAATAGTCTAAAGGATAGAATATGGCAATAGAGTACAGAGGAGAAAAATTCTCTGGTTACAACAAACCCAAACGTACACCTAAAGCTAGTAAGTCACACGCTGTACTAGCTAAAGAGAACGGTAAGGTTAAGTTAATCAGGTTTGGACAACAAGGCGTATCAGGGGCGGGCAAAAAAACTGACGCTAAGTCTAAAGCAAGACGTAAGTCTTTTAAAGCCCGACATGCGAAGAACATAAAAAAAGGCAAAATGTCTGCAGCTTATTGGGCAGATAAAGTAAAGTGGTAACATGGCAAAAAAAAGTAAACCCGTATGGGACAAACCAAGACCTAGTGGATTAGGTAAAAGCAAGAAATTAACACCTGCACAGAAGTCTAAAGCTAAAGCAAGAGCTAAAGCTAATGGTCGCAAGTACCCTAACATGGTGGATAATATGTGGGCAGCAAACAGATAATATATTTTGAAAGTATCTTGTCCTAAATGCGGACAACCACTTAAAGTACAGATAAATCCTTATAAATTATACTGTACAAACCCTGATTGTTTAGACTATACTAAGATAAACAGGGAGACTGAATGAAAATAGATGTTGTAAGAACACAGTTTGGCATTGACGCTACCAATGGAATGATGTTCATTGATGGTAATTTTGAATGCTACACACTAGAAGACCAGTACCAAGCAGTAAAAGTAATGCACGAAACTTGCATACCTGAAGGTACATATAAAATTAAATTTAGAAAAGTCGGTGGATTTCACACTAAGTACAGCGCAAGATATAAGAATGCACACTATGGAATGCTTGAATTACAAGATGTACCTGACTTTAAATATATACTAATCCATTCAGGCAACACAGATGAGCATACATCTGGTTGTATATTGACAGGAAATACCCAACAAGATCTTGACTTAGGTAAAGACGGTATGATTGGACAGTCACGTAATGCGTATGAACGTATGTACAGAAAAGTATCAGCAGTATTACTACAAGGCAAAGAAGTAACTATAACTATATCTAAAGTTAACTTAAAGAAAACTGATGATGGTTTAGAGTACTCAACAAAAATAAATACAGAAGGTTTATCACTAAAAGATATTGATAAAAAAATAGATAAGTTAACAGCTATGGTTACACAAGCCCTAGCAGGAAGGACGATTATATGAGTGACGAACTAAAACAACTCGTAGAAAAAGTTGTATGGACATTCATCGAAGCATTCGGTTCTGCTTTGTTGGTTGGACCTGCAATAGACCTTGAAATTACAACACTTGAAGCTGCAGCAATTGCAGGTGGCGGTGCCGTAATAGTAGTGTTAAAAGAGTATGCAAAAAAACAACTCGCAGGTAAGTAAACTTACCGAAACCCAACAGGACGTAGCACACAATAATACAAAGGAGGGTGTTGCGCACCCTAAAGGGTGGGAACCAGGAGTAAAGTTTGATTATAAAACTAAGACTGGAACCATAACATCAAGAGCTACAAGTAGTTCTACTCCAGAGTTTGATGAACTCTTACTAGAATGGGGATTTGATCCTAAAAAATATGCAATAGTTAATGACACATTGCGTGTAAGTACATGGGATATGAATGTAGGTAAGGGAGAAATACATCAGGCATGGGCATACAAAGCACAGATAGTTGCAACAGAAGCAACGATAGATAAAGAAGACTACACCCGTATAGAAAAATGGATACAGTCTTATAAGCGTAAAGCTAAACCTAAAGTAAAGAAAACTAAAGCTAGCTTTTTTGTTGCAGTTGCAGATTTGCAGTTAGGCAAAAGAGATGGCGGAGGTACTGAACTTATTGTTGAACGCTTCTTAGAGAAGATAGATCTTGTACGTGATAGGTATAACTTCTTACGTAAAGCAGGGGTAGAGATGGATCAACTTACTGTTGTAGGATTAGGGGATATTGTCGAGGGGTGCGTAGGATTTTACCCACAAGCAATGGGACCTAACGGCGTAGAGTTAGACTATAGAAATCAAATGAAGTTAGCTAGAAGACTTATTGCTAAAGCATTAGTCGAATGGTCTAAAGACTTTGATGTTGTAGTAGTAGGTGCAGTTCCAGGTAATCATGGAGAGAAACGTACTGATAAAGGTGTAGCACCAACAGGTGGTATGGACAACTATGACATAGAAGTCTTTGAACAAATAGGAGAGATCTTTGCAGACAAACCACAGTACGACCATATAAAGTTTGTCATACCTGATGAACCTCACTTATCGCTAAACGTATGTGGAACAAACATGTCCTTTACGCATGGACATCTTACTGGTTTCGGCGGGACAGTAGAGACGAAGGTTATGAACTGGTGGAAGAACCAAACGTTTGGAGGGTTTCATTCTGGTTCCTCGTCTATCTTAGTGACAGGACATTACCATCATTTTAGACAAGTGCATGATCCACGCACCTGGATACAAGTACCGAGCTTAGATGAGAGTACTTACTTTGAACAGCAAGCAGGTAAGAAAACTAGGCAAGGTGTAGTGACTATGGTTGTCAATAATAATGGTCATAATAATTTAGAGATAGTATAAAAAAACGGGAGATAAAACTCCCGCTTTTTACATCTCATAGAATATGGCAGTATTAAATAAGATACTCCAATATAACCCATTACAAATTAAATTCAAGTAAAAAAAAGACCACCCTCGCAGGAGTGGTCTCTTTTAATTGGGAAGGAGACAACATCGAAGTGTTATCTACTAGACCAATATACCGTGTGCTATAATTAATGTCAACTTATATTTCATTGACATGGGGTTTCCTCCTTTACCCTTGTCCTTGACGGCAAACCTTTTAATTCATTTTTGGGTTTGTCGTTGCTAAATAAGAAATTTTATACTATCCTCTAATTATGTAGTACAATTATATTGGGAGGTATAATGACTGATATACTGACAAGTGATGACTTTATGTTATCCGAACTTAAACAGTCAGTTGCAAAAACTGGCAAAGGTTTTATCGTTGCAAGAAACGGTAAACCTATATTTATAGATAGTACAAAAGAGCTACAAAATTATCTTAAAGCTAACGATCTATATATATACGAGTTTGAGAATTGGAATAATGTTATTCACTATGTGTTTGTACGCGGCGAACGCGGAGGAGACTAAGACGTGCCAAACATTTTTACAGAAAAGAAGGAAATGAAGAAGTGGGCTATCGCTATGGCTAACGCATGCGGTGGTCAAGAAGTATCATGGACATCACTTAAACTTAACACTCACAATCCACTCAAAGTTAACCAACTAGCTACACAATTTGTAGAAGATTATAATGAACAGATGTTACAAGCTATTAAGTTAGCTAATGGAGAGATAGAATTAAAAGATGTAGATAAAGTAGGCGAAGAAGAATAGTGTCACACACTCCTCCTACAATAAACTTACTAGAACACAATTTAAAGAAGATAGATATGGCAAAATTAAATCCTGAACGCAGGCAAGTACAACTGTTGTTTACAGATACAAGTAAGCGTGAGTATAAAGTTACTGCTAAAACTATTACAGAAGCAGAAGAAGTTTTTGATTTAATATATAACACTATGGAACAAAGTGTCACAAATATATTAAAAAAATATAATGTTGGCAAACAAACAAAAGTATGGGTAGAATATACTACTGAAGAAATAACCGAACTAATAGAGGAGTAACCGATGGGTTGGCAAGACGAATACGATCAAGTAGAAGATAGACTAGCAAAGTTTTGGGAGAACAATCCCAATGGTAGAGTGTATACAGAACACCTATCTATATCAGATGACCACCAAAGTATCGTGGTTAGAGCAATGATTTATAAAGATGTAGAAGACATAAATCCTGTAGCAACAGGTATCGCACAAGACCAACAAGGTCCTAAAGGTGCTAATCAAACATCATGGATTGAAAATGCAGAGACATCTGCAATAGGACGTGGACTTGCAAA